ACCAACTCGGTTTAAAGTTGGTTGATAGCGGCCTCAGTCGCTCTGAAGCCCTTGACATTGAAAACTTCTTAAGACCAGAGGGCTACAACAATAAGTTTGATAGACGTATCTGGAACACAGTAGCAGGGGGCTAAAATGAAAGTAGCAGCTTACTTCAACTTACACAAAAATATCTTCTCACTACAATCCCGTGAAAAAGACAACTATGGAAAAGTCATAGGTCATGTCGAATCAGTAGTGCTAAAGTCACCAAAGTTTGTTGTAAGACAAGCAGGACGTGAGAAGGTGCTTAAAGACAAGACTAAGAATGTTCATGCCTTTGTTATCGGTTATGTTGTTGATAGTGTAGACACCTACAACCAAGAAAAACCAGTAACTTACAATCCTTATAAGTATTCAACCTTTGTAGTAAAGGATACTGAACAACCTATTGAGCAAGCTGAGTACGCTGTGTTGCGCCTCGGTCTAAAAAACACCCCAATCATCGGAGCTTACTAAAATGTCTACTATTTATAGATTATTTAACCACTCGCTAAGAGAGATTCTACTTGTCACAACAGACTTTCAACAAGCACTTGAATGCTGGAGTGCAGGTTCCTCTGAGCCTTACCATTCTTTTTGGACTATCTATGTAGAAAACGCAGATGGTCAAAAAAAGTACTTGCAAGGGAAAGAGCAAATATTGGCTTATGCAGAAGAACTAATCAAAAAGGAAGCAGCTATGAAAACTTACACCTACCAAGTCTACGCGCAAGGTAGCTACCTCGAATCAACAACCTTCTGGCAAAAGGCCATTGACCTGTTTAATGAAAACAAAGAAAAAGGCTCAAGCCAAATCGTAGCACGAGACCCAGACACAGGGACACTACACCCTATGACTACAATGCATCACATTCAATTCTGGTCGGAGCATCTTATGAACTTACGCTACAACGAACAGTCTGAGAAAGACGCAGAAGCAGAGACGAAGATCGAAACCCACAATCGAGTTGAGAGAAGGCTTATAAAAGAAATGATGGAACAAGAAACAAATGGCATGGAGATTGTAGAGCCACGAGGAAGCAACATGGAAACAAACGACAAGCTAGACTTCCACGGTGACTTCTCTGAAATGGACAAGTGGACTCAAGATCAAATCATCAACCCCAAACACTACAAGATTATCCCACCAGAGGCTTACACTAAGCACCCAGAGGGGCTGGAGTATATGGATGTCATGGAGTATGCCCTGTCGCACCTCTCTGGTGTAGAGGCGCACACTATGGGCCACGTATTCAAGTACTCTTTCCGTATCGGGAAGAAGGACGCTAAACTACAAGACGCTAAAAAGATCGCTTGGTATGCTAACCGCATGGTAGAAATCTTAGAGGCAGAAAAAGAAGACTACCCTGATTTTGTAGAAGGAGACTTTGTATGAAAGTATCACCAGATTCACGAATCATCCGTAAGGCAGCAGAGAGCCTCAGAGAGCGCAACCTTGACCTCTCTATACATCAGGCCATCCATCAAGCCAACTCGGCCTTAGATATGGTCAGAGACGCAGAGTATCGTGTACAGGATGACTACTACAACGACTAAACCGTAAACACAAGTAAGCTAGGAAACCTTATGAAACTTGTATGGAACGAATACTTTACCTATGAAGATGGTAATTTATACTGGAATAAACTACTAAGTCGAAGAAACCCTGTCGGCAAGCTGGCAGGTAGTTTTGCTAGTAATGGTTATCGACAAGTACAAATTGATGGAACTAACTACAGAGTTCACCGCATTATCTACGAAATGTTGGTTGGTGAGATAGAACAAGGAAGCTATATAGACCACATAAACGGAGATAAAAGTGACAACCGTTTAGAAAACCTACGAGTAGCAACACCTGCCCAAAACCAAGCTAACTCTAAAACACCAAGAAACAATACATCTGGGTATAAAGGGGTATCTTACATAAAGAGTAGGGGTAAGTTTCAAGCCACTATTGCTGTTAACGGTAAGAGCATTAACTTAGGTTCATTCGACTGTCCCAAAGAAGCATACAAAGCTTATATAGTGGCAGCTGAAGAATTACATAAGGAGTATTCAAATTGCGGTTAGTATTTGACATTGAAGGTAACAACCTTCTCCCTGGGCTTGACACATTTCATTGTGCTGGTGCTCAAGACGTAGACACGGGAGAGGAGTACTGGTTTAAACCAAACCAACTACAAGAATTCCTTGACCTGTTAGACAAAGCAAAAGTTATTGTAGCTCATAACGCCTTTGGCTACGACATACCCGCCCTTAATATTTTATCTAAGAAATACTTCAACAAACCTTGGGAGCCTAAAGCTACAGTACAGTGTACTAAGGTTATGTCTCAGGTTCTGTGCTATACTCGCTTTGGCTTCGGCCACTCGCTTAAACAGTGGGGTAATCACTTCGGAGATCAGAAGGGAGACTACACAGGGGGTTTTGAAGAGTACAACGAAGACATGTTTGTGTACATGCAACAAGACGTCCGACTTGGTACACGGGTGTATAAAGAACTCCTACGGGAAACTAAAGCAGCTGTTGACCACTTCGGCTCTAAATCTATTTTGAAGGCTTTGCGATCTGAGATGGAAATGGACCGTATCATGGTTAAGCAGTGCCAGAACGGTTGGTTGTTCGACAAAGAAGAAGCAGAGGCTCTGATGAAGACCTTAGAAGAACGTATGAAGTCTCATGAGGTATACATCAATGGCCTCCTTGGTCAAATGGTGTCGTCTCCTGATGGTTCTGTAGTAAAAGCAAGAAAGGATATTGCGGATGGTATCAAAACAGAAATCCCAGAAAAGTCACCTAAGTTCACTAAAGCAGGGAAGCTCGATAGCCATACTAAGCGTTGGTTTGGGATACCTGCTGATAGTAACATCGGTATTGACACTCCAGAACTACTACCCGTTACTGGACCATATTGCCGTATCGAGTTTGTGGGTGGTGATGTTGGTAACACAAATACCGTTAAAGAGTATCTTTACACAATTGGGTGGAAACCTGATGAGTGGAACTGGAAGAAAATTGACGGAAACTTCGTAAAGGTATCTGCTAAACTTTCTGACAGTTCCTTAGAACCTCTGGGAAAGGTAGGCGAAGTCTTATCTGAGTACTATACTCTACGTAGCCGACACTCGGTTATGAAGGGTTGGTTCCCACATATTGATGAGAACTCACGACTACACGGTGATGTGTTTAATGTTGGAACACCTACCTTCCGTCAGACACACAAGATTATTGCTAACTTGCCTTCTGGTAAGGCGGTACTCGGCCCCGAAATTAGAAAGCTATTCATAGCTCGTCCAGGTTATAAACTTGTTAGTGCTGACTCTGCTGGTTGCCAACTCCGGCTTCTGGCTCACTTTATGGGAGATGACAACTATACACGAGAAGTTCTTGAAGGTGACATTCACCAAAAGAACGCAGACATTCTCGGTTGTTCTCGTAACGACGCTAAGCCCTTTATCTTTGCCTACCTCTATGGTGCAGGTGGTAAAAAGCTTGGTTCTATCCTTGGTGTTAGTGATAAGGAAGGCAATAAACTAAAGAAGAAGTTTACTGCTGCGTTCCCAGCTCTGGGTTCGTTGATTGATAAGGTTAAGAACATCGTTGACCAACAAGGGTTCATTCCTGGCCTAGATGACAGACCTATCTACACTGAGTCACAACACAAAGCACTTAACTACCTTATTCAAGGTGCTGAAGCTGTTGTTATGAAGTACACTATCATTATGGTTGAGGAAGAGCTAGCTAAGGCTGGTCTTGACCAAAGCATCTTACTATTCTACCACGACGAGGTTACTTACGAAGTTCGTGAGGACCAAGCAGAACAAGCAAAAGAAATCATCATGCGTTGTTTTGAAGAAGCACCTAAAGCTTTGGGTGTAGACATCATGACTTGCGGAGATTGTAATATTGGAGAAGACTACTATGACGTCCACTAAACTGATTAACAACCACGTTATCTTTGCGATTGACAACGATAAAAACCTTCACACTGTTGCCAAGTTCACTCGTCACCTTGACACTCAACGCGCCTTGGGGCGTCTTAACTATAACCCTCAGATTGGCATTGGTAGCTATGACGATGAGCTAGAGCAGTGCTACATGATGGACTATAATGACTATTACGAGTTCGTTGCAAATAGCGGTTATGTAGACGGACAAGAAAGTGTTCTTATTCTTAACCCCCGTAACCCTCGCTCTTCTACCCTGCAAGGTGTTCTTGAGTATCGAGGGGGTGGTGCAGAGTATCTAGGCATCTGGACAGACGTCAGTGAAGAGGCTTGGAAAAGTCTTTCTGGCTATACAATCATTAATGGAAAGGTTTATACTTGTGTCTAACTGTACAATACAGCGGCGAGGAGATGGTAAGGGCTTTATCTGTACTTACTGTGCTTGTCAGTTCTTTATTAATCCTAAAAACCAGTGTTGGATGACTAAAGAATATATTGATGTAGAAAAAACAAAGGAGAGGCAGAATGAGTGATACGATGTACAAATGCGACAACTGGGTGATTGTAAAGTCGCCTTCTGAAACTGATCCGCACTATCGTGTTCTTGTAGGAACCAGTGGCGGATATTTAGATGGCGACTCCTGGCGTATGAATAGTGGTATTGTTCAAGTAGAAGAAGTCGGAGACTACTTTTACATTTACGGTTCATCTGGTTCTTGCTATCAGTGCCATAAAGATTCGAATACAGTGCGCATGAACATTGCAGGCACTCTGACACGACTAAAAGAACTTGGCTGGGAACTGATGCCAGAGGATACTGACTGGATGAACATGGATTGGATAATCAAATGAGCTACTGGCCGACGAAAGGAGATACAGAATGAAGAGTAGATCAATTCAACTGTCGTATGACATGATAGACGACATAGTAATGGAAACCCTCAATGAACAAGCTCAGATGTACAAGCACATGGCTGAAGGTACTGCCGAGTATTACGTTCACTCCGACGATCAGGAAGCGGCACACGGTATGTACGCAGCCTTGGTAAAAGTCTTGGAAATATATCGCTAAAAGGAGAAACAGAATGATTGACGGGAACACACACGCAATCAACCGGTACCTAGACGAGAGAGAAGACTGGGACGCACTGCAAGAGATCACGGCAGAGCTTGAGCAGGCAGAGGACGATAACATACTGCTTATTGCCCGCAATGACGAGCTAGTGGCTGAGAACGAGAGGCTTCTTAAAGCTCTTGGTGCCTATGAACGTGAACGTGATCGCTTCAGGCACGCTATTGCAGATATCACAGGTCTCTACTTTTTGACAGGGGGCCACG